AGCCATTGAACTTCTCCTTTCTTACTCTACCCAGGTCAGCTGGAGCTAGTTGAGCTAAGCAGCGTGAAGTACGTCATGCCATCGCAATACAGCACTGCATAGTTATTAGTGTACTTCAAGTTAACAACTCCAGTAGTCGAACCCGCACTCGGCTTGTGAATAGCAACGCCACAGCTGGAAGCTAACGCCGACATACGGAAGGTAAACATTCTATCTTCCGCCTCGGACGGTTGAGGAAGAGTAACAGTATAGGCCTTACTGGAAGCGGTCAACGTAATAACATTCTCGTAGGGTTTAAGCGTAGTAGGCGCGTTCGTGATAAGCAAATGTACACGACCTGCGATTACTTGCGCAAATCCTCTGCTATCGCCTTTAGGCATTGGTTTAACTCCTTATGAATTTCTGTAATTTGTTCGCGGCACACTAATTACAGAAATACGCTACAAGCCAAGGTTCTCAGCAACTTCATCAGCCAAATCCCTCATGCCACGTTTTGAAGGAACTCGTGTGCCGGATGCTCTGTTCATTCCAGAAAGGGCTCTCGGTTTGCTAACCGATTTGCTACCTTCCTGCTTAACCGCAGCAATACCAAGCCGCGCTTTGACTTCCGGGCCAAGATGCGCATAAAACATGTCTACGTTCCACTCAGGATGTGCTTCAGCAAGCTCCTGGCCTACCAAATAAACATACTCTCTAATCTTTGGTGTACTTAACTCCGGATTAGTCTGGAAGAACTGCTCCGCTCTGGCTCTTCGGTCGATGTGAACTCGAACTCTCCTATCCATCACCTGGTCGAAGCTTTGCAGAGTGTGTTCCTTCCCAACCAGCACGCCTTTCTTATACACCTTATTAAGCACTGCGTTAAAGGCGCTTGGGTTGGTCAAAACCTCATCGAGTTCATCAGCATTAACAAACTCCTCATCTGCAAGTGGTGCTTCGGCCTTCTGCCGCCTGTACTCCTGTAGCTCTGCTTCCCGATCTGCAAGTAACTTCCTGAGTTGCTTCTGCTGCTCAATCATGGCACGAATCTCAGGGTTTTGCAACTCGGCTCGAGCAACTACGGCGTCCTCCACCTCCGAGGTCTCACTCTTCCCTTCTGCAAGGGTAGGTTCATCCGGAAGTTTCTCTGCTGGGTCGAGATCAACTCCGTCCTCATCCTTAGAGTAGTCCTCATCCGGCGTGGCTTCTACTGTTTCAACTTTTTCCGTAGCAGTATCTACAGACCCACTATCACCCTCTCCTTCCGAACTTTCGGTAGGAGTAATAGCCACAACATCATCAAGTCCCAAAGTATCACGGATATAATCTTCCGTAAACTGATACTCTTCATCCACTCCATTAAACCCACTAGACTGTTGTTCTTGCAAATCCTTGTTTTCCTCTGGCATTTGTCTGCTCCTTCTCGTAACCAACTAAAGTTTCAAGCATTAATTCAGGAAGCCGAAGCATACCAACATATGCGTGAGCCTCACCTTGCAACCTACACATCTCTTCAACTGTCTCACAACCTTCCAACTTTGAGCGAGTTCTTTCCCGCCAAGTATCTAACACATCTACCATATCAGCCCATACTGCACTCTTCAAAAACTCCTCAAGGTGTTGACGTGTCGAGTGCAGGCGGTAGTTATCCTCGTACACCGGCGCTCTCTCTCGCACGCGGGAGAGGTACGAGGTTTCCAGCTTGCTGTCCATTTATAACCTCCTGTGTGGGCGCGACACGAATAAACTGCTGAATATTCTTTTCGCCTGCCCTTCTAGCCAGACTTGAAAACAACCTTATAATGTCAACCGACTGCATAAGCAGCGGATTAGTACTAGCCAACTGCAGCAAGTTCATAGCCAGCTGTGCATCCATGCTCCCTGGCAATCTACCCTCAACCGGAAGTAGGTCAAAGTCCACGTCAATCATATCTTTCGTAACCATAACCCTGTCTATTTGAGTACCAGGTGGGATCAGCCCATACTCTACAAGCAACTGTTGCTCCCAATTCCCTACTAGCTTAACCCAAGTTTTCATCTCCATAAACTGCTTCGTGTGGTGAGCAAGCAGCATTCCCAATCGCCTATGACCTGTAGCATGAATCATCTTCGCTATTTTACCGGCTTTCGCCTCAGCATTATTCATCGTTCTGCTAAATTCCTGAGCAGTTCTACGCTCAGGAGCATTTGCATCCTGTACTCCCTGTAGCCCCTGGCTGGCCCCACTTACCCGTTCCATCATGGCCGCGAGTAGCATCGCATCATTCGTATGACCCTGAGTAAAATCGGTAGCGTTAATTTGCTCCATAGCACCCTGCACGCCTCTACCCCAGGTAGCTCTACGAGTACGAATTACATTAGACCCCGAGTACAAGTCAGGCATGTTAACCCAAAAGGGATCAACTAACAGATTATTGTTTACGCTCTTGCTAATCGCAAGCATATGCGTATTGTTATACCAGTCCAAAGTCCATTGCATAGGATACAGCATCTCTAACCTACTGATAGGGCAAGCCGTATAACCTCGAGGGTCAGGAACTACTACTGAGACTGGAATAAGATTGTGGTCGAGGTCGAGTGGCTTAGCCTTTATCAAAATGCTATCATTTGCAAGCTTAAACGACCACAACTCCGGCTCATCTGAGTCGCCCAGCCCATAATCAGAAGGAATAATCCACCAGTAAAAATTAAGTACATATATTTTGTTACTAATTGCTTTATCACCACCAAAGTGCTCATCAATAGCACCCTCACCACGCTCGGACTCCTGGCCAGCAAATCTAGATTCAAGGGGTATATGTCGCAAGTACTTAACGTTAAATAGCTCGTCTTCTCCTTGATTCTCCTGCATAAGCAGACTCTCATAGGTTTCCGTAGTAACCCAAGCCAAAAATTCCATCTTATCTACTTCGTGTGCGGCCACCTTTGGGTCAGGAAAGTAACGGTAAGGATCAATATTATCAAACACCGCGCCTTCCCAAGTCAGCTGTTTCTCCCGTACCGTCTCCGCTCCAAGGTCAACAAACGTGCCGAGCGGATCGAAATACCCATTAGGCTTCACCACACTCTTATACCCAAACTTAATATCCCATCGAGGAGCCAATACACCGATTCCATAGCAGAGGGCATCATCCCATTGAATGTGGAAGTTTGCTTCAGCCCCTACTCTTACGCACTGTTGGTGTACAAGATGTTGCATAAGCAGAGCCCCTACCACATCTTCTGGCCCTACCCCTTCATATTGAAAATACTGCTCGTTAAGAAATACCCCGGATAGATAGGTGAGTAGCGCTTCTTTATTAGCAAATATATGAGGAAGGGTTATCATAAAAGGCCCTCTTTCTGCATCTTCCTCATCACGACTGCCACGTTCATATCGAGTAGCATCTTCCGGAGTTACATATGCTCTGCACAAGTTATCTATAGCGTTCCAGGAATCGTACCGCTGAGACATAACTCTTTGACTACCAATAGCTCTCTCTAACAGCTCATCTCCAATCTCTCTATGCAGTTTGCTATCGGGTCTCAGGTCAAGATCGAAAGGATAAGTATAGTTATACTTTCGCTCCTGCCCAGCTATCATAGCTGCCGCTGTACTAGGAGTGATAGTCGCCTTGTTACGCCCTCTTGACATACTTGTATCTCCTAGAGCTAAATGACCGCATCCCAGTTTTATCCTTTATTCGGATAGGCGGCTCGTAGTCTATATCCTCATACCATTCCGGATCATTTAGCTTTTTCAACTCTAAATCGTCACGTACCTTCTTTCCTTTGTTATCAACCGGAGCAGGCTCCATACAATATCGCCCTCCAACTTCTACTAGCTCAACCATATACGCAAGTGCATCTGCAATATCGATTCGAGCTGAATAAGGGAAAGTAAGCAACTGTTCTTCTAAGGGGCCACAACATGTAGGGTTGTGGTATATAAGCCCTTGCCTATACAAAGGGATAAGAGCTTTTATACGTTCTTCCTTCTTTCGACCCCTGGCTTTTAGCTCCAGCAACTCCACATTGTACATACCAATCTGAGAGGCCGCATTCTTAATTGGATAAGTTATGAATTCGTTTAACCCAGTAACCTCATATCCTAGTACATGCGCTCCGAGGGACTTACACATATCAAACGCTATCTTAAACAAGTCATCAGGATAAACCATACCTCCAAACACATCACGAATATAGTAAGCACGGTTAGCTACATCAATGGCAACTCCCACCACAGCAGACCAGTCACTTTGGGGAGTAACACTCCTCGCCGGGTCTAGTAGCACAACCGAGTCTAACTTTTTGAAATCTTGCTCCTTTTCTTTTGGGTCATAATACTGGAAGTACTGAGACTTGAAGCTTGCCGTTTCAGGAGCAACAGGCAGATTTCTAAACTCTCTATAGAAAGTATCAAGCTCACCAGCCTTTCTATACGATTCCTTTAGGTCAAGTATATCCTGATCAGAGTAAAACTCAGGGGCGTTCGATTTATAGCTCTCATCGCAAACTTCCAAGCGAACGCAACGCCAGCTCTCTGTCTTTTGCAAATAAACAGGAAGCGCATCTTCATGCTTAAGTGTATCAATATAGATAATCTCACCATCTTGCTTAAGATTATCCAGACACAAACATACGTCGCCAAAAAACCACTTCCTAATCTTCGCACGAGTATTCTCGTTCATGAGATCTTCAACTGTCTCAATATCATCTGCAATAACCAAATCAGGTCGTTTGTTATGCCAGTTGAGGCCACGGATTTGCTGCCCACATCCCCTTGGCAGCACTAACGTATTTCCGAAGGCCACCCAAACTGTCTTAGCAAATGTATCATCCCTAACTTCCCCACCTATACCAATATCTATCATATCATTTGAGCTTAACTCACTAACAGCTTCCCGCACATCACCAAATTGCTTACGAATAATCTTATTGCTTAGAAGGTCATGCTTAAGAGTCTCAGTTTGCATAATAGCATTCGGCGCGCTGTTACTTATATAAACTATAAAATTCTTTTTGTGAAACAAGATAGCATCCATCGCTACCGCACGAGCTATACTGGTTTTACCAAACCCACGAGGGGCAAGCACTAGCTTAAACCGTTTTTCCTTGTCCGCAATTGCGTTAAAAATCTCATTATGAATATTGCAGAAGTCAGCTACAAAAATGTCAGGAAACAGGGACTTGCAAAGGGCAGGAAGGTCATCATAGAGGGTGACCATCAAGTCCTTGAACTCTTCTTTCGCTAGGCTTTCTCTACTTAACACCATTACCTGCTTTCAACTCGATAGCCAGGATATGTCGCCGGACATCTTTCAGCATCTCCATAAAAGACCCAACATCGTCCCTAACCACTTGTATGCCGTTCGCAGCTGACTCTACCCTACATACCAACCTACGCAGCTCCGAAAGCTGCTCATCCCCAAGGCACGGCTCAGGCTTCCGCCCAAGCTTAAACATAGCAGTCAGTACCACCGAGCTAATGGAAAGCATAACCAGCCCAATTCCAACTAAATCATATCCATATCCGGCGACATCTCCTGGCATTCTGTTACCTCCGAGGCGTAGCTACCTTTATGTTAATCCCATGCCGTTCTAGTAGCGCATTCGCTTGTGCATATAGGTCTTGCAACATCACAAGTTCATCCTCGGTAACACCATCTTCCATAATAGCCTGCGCTCGCAGCAGAATAGTCTGCATAGAAAGCATATCAGCCACAAGCGTCTCAGCATTTGGATCACCTTCCTCCTCTTCCTCAACTACAGGAGCTTGCTCAGCTGCAATCAACTCCATAGCCCCATTTGCGAGCTGAACGAAAGCCGCAAGCGCATTAGGGTCAAGTGCTTCCACTTCGACCGTACCATCAGGAAACGTTCGGGTTGTGGTACACCCTCCCGTCAGCAGAAGGCTAGCACCAATAGACACCCCAATCAGAAAGTGCAAAATCACCAGAAGCAACGTCGTATAATGTTCTTGCCTATATGTCATGTTCATCCTCCCTCACTATTCCCAAGGTGTTATACCTTGGAATTTGCTTACTCTTACCCTTAAGTTGGTAGTAGGTTCCTGAAAATATTCCGAGTGAAATAAGTTCGGCTGGACTTATGCAACTAGGATTCAGCTTTTCTGGTAGGATTCCAAGCTCCTTAAAAACGAAGGCTACCAACTCTGAGCAGTATACATGGTTAGCAGACTCCGATACTGGAAATAGGCGAGGGAGTACCTTACTCCATCCCTCTCTAAACGCCTGCCAAAAGTCATACTTAACACCCTCATATTTACCTAGCACATCTTCCATAACACAGCCATTTATAAGTGCTTTCGCCCACTTCGAGAGTGGAAACCACCACATCTCGCCCTTGTAAGTCATTAGGCGGTCAGACAGGTAGGTGCGTTGCACACCTATGAAGCGCTTCTTGCCGGGGAGAGACAGCGAAGTGCTTTCAATCAACTGTACCCGTTGCTGGTGTGTGCTGTCGAGGGGGGTGACTACAAGGGCGAGATGGGTGGGGATACCTGCTCCTTTTCTAATAAGCCAGGATACCGGCCCCCTCCCGTTGAAACCTACCACATCTCCAGGTCTCAACTCAGACCGAACTTTCTTATACCTGACTTTGAGCATACTCATGTTAGGACTTTTTCTTCCTCATTTTCTTAATGAGGATGTTGATACCCAAGGTGAGTAGGGTAGTCCACCACCTACTCTGATTATATGGGTCATAGGGGCCAGAATCATAATCACTCATGGAAAGCTCTCCACTTCTGCAACTTCATTAAGTTGCCTATCCCACTGGTCTACATGTACATGGCCATCCTCATAGTCATCTTTCACATAGGAGAAGAACTTCCTAGCTACCCTCCCTACCTCCCGCTGTGGGAGAGTGAACTTTCCATGCCCATCCCAGTTTGGAATGTACGCTTTAATATCTGCGGCACAGCCCCCATACTGAGGAAGGTGCTTACTGTTCCTGGATACTGCACCTCCCTCATCAGTCCATCCCAACCTGCCGGCGAGTTCCACATTATCCTGCTCGGTTCGAGTCCCACAAGTAATCTGTATTCGAACGTCTGAGTCATACTCATTTCGCAAGTACTCTCGCAGCCGCTCAAGGGAGATAACCAAGGAGGGGTGTACAATGGCCAGGCCCTGCTTATTGGCAAACTCCCGCAGTCGAAAGTTTGTCTGTACATATCCCTTCCTTCCAGGTACCATCAGCACGAGTTGGTTTATCCTGTTCATATCCTATGCTCCCCTAAGCATTCTTCTATCTGCTCTTCCACACTCTTAGGCATAGTAGGCATAACAGGAGGAACCAGGCCCATCTCCTTTGCCTTGGCACCTTCCTCAGCAGCGGCAATGGCAAGTTTAGTCATTTCTTCCATCCCACCAACCCTTGCATTAGCCGCGGAAGTTTCACGCTCCATAATATCAAATACCCGTGTATTTTCCTTAACAGCAGTTAGCAAAAACTTAAGTGTGGTTTTCGCACCATCCACTCTGCCCTGCTGAAAGGCAAGCATCTGTGCATCACGTTCCGCAGCTTCCAGTCGCTGCTGTACAAGAGTCTCCATCCGTCTCCAAGGCTGGCTGTCAATATCTGTCATGCCATAGATAAAGGGAGCACTGCACAGGGCAGTCGTGTCGGGGAGACCTACTGTAACACCCATACCTCTTGCTACCCCAATATAGTACTCTACACATGGACGTTCATAAGCGTACTCCTTATCCTCCGTCATGTCAATCCCCCATAAG